TGACAATGATGACGACGATGACGATGACGATGATGATGACGATGATGATGACGATGATGATGACGATGACGACGATGACGATGACGATGACGATGAGAAGGATTACGAGGACATGGATAAGAAAGAACTCGTAGCCGCATGTAAGGAACGGGGCTTAAAGAAAACTCCAACTGGAGTAACTGTTGCGAAGGCTAAACCCGGACAGTTGATTGCAGCACTTGAAGAAGATGATGCAACAGAATAACAAAAGAGGTAATGGGGGGGTAAAACCCCCCACTACCGAAATTAAGTACCAAAATAGATCGGTAATCGCTGTGCAACAATTAAAAAGTGTAGGAATTTCAATAAAGAAAGAAGGGGATGCAAAGTTTACCTTTGTGATACCCAAAGCTCTTGCTAAAAAATTGCGGGAAGTTTATGATTTTTCTTTAGATGAATTGAAAATTGCAGCAGATGTCCCGTTATCTGTATTGGCTGCACATGTTGGTGAACAAGCTGCTATGGAAGCAAAGGCAGCTTCTGTCGCAGAGTTTTTACGTCATCAGTTGAATGTAGCGCAGTTGGAACAGGAAAAATGGTATAGTAGAGTTTTTTATGATGCAAAGCAAATATTAGAAGGGAAACCTTCTGATAAAATTGTACATGCCTATATTGTTAAAAAGTATAGGAAAAAATATTCTAAATATCAACAGCTTGTTATTGATGCTGAACTGGCCTATAGACTTGTTAATAATGCTGTGAAAGCCGCGTGGATAACAAAAGGAAAAATGTTGCAGACGCTTAGAAACATTGTGCAGGGAACTGGTGGTTTTGGTATTGGAGTTAATGAACAGGGTGTTAAACTGGAAACATAGGTGGAAATTATGGCTAAAAAGAGTAAAAACAAAAAGAGTAAGAAGACAGTGGGCGTGGACAAGCTGAAGATTCAAAAAAGAGAACCACGGAAGCGTGTAGAATCTGATGAATGGTATGTGGCAACGTTTGAAGCTGCGGGAGTTAAGCACAACGAAAGGTATGATAACGATTACCTTGAAGTGAAGTTCGCACTAGGTAAGTGTGAAGCAGAAAGCGGTGATGCGCTGAAAGACTTTAAAATTCAAGGTAGATTTTCATTGCCTATTACTCCTGGGAAGATAGCATACGAAATCATCACAGGTATTGTTGGTCGTGATCTTGATGTAGATGAGGATGTAAACTTGAAAGCTTATTATGGTGAAAAGTTTAAGATCTTCATTGAAGACAGTGATAAAGACGACGACGATGGACAAGCATGGCAGAGGATCACAAAGGTCAAAGCCGCTAAGAAAAGTAAAAAGAAGAAAAGCAAGAAAAAGAGCAAGAAGTAAATAAATGAGGAAGTATGAAATTTCCTCACCATGTAAAAGGAGCTATAGATATGGATATGGAACAATTCCCCAAAGCGGAAAAATTGAGCATTGTCACGTTTGGTGGAGGTGAATATATCGGAGTATTGACCGAAACCGAATTACAGTGCGCATTCGAATATGTGAGCGACGTAAATGATAATGGTCTCTACAGGTACATTTCACGATTGAACGCGAATGAAACCATAGAGCTGAAATTTAATGGCGTACAAGTAATTGCACGTTCGTTGAAATTTCCTGAAGCGTCGGAATATGAAGCATTACTGGTACAAATGGCAAACGCTAAGAAGCGTGGAATGTCATTGTGGGAAAATAAGTGCTTTGGTGATATGGTCAGGTAAATAATTGAAGGGGGCGTAAGCCCCCTTCTTTTTTCTGGGGAATAATATGTCTAACTTAGAATCTGTGATGGAGATTGTACGCAAAAAACATGGCAATGAAGCCATGACTTTTCTAGATCAAGGATATGTTTTTAATATACCTGTTGTCGCAACAGGTATATTACCTTTGGATGTGTCCATGGGGATTGGAGGAATGCCAAAAGGCAGAATAATAGAAGTATTCGGACCTGAGTCGTCAGGGAAAACCACATTCTGCCTGCAAATCATGAAGAAGGTGCAACAAGAAAATGGGATTGCTGCATTTATAGATGTTGAACATGCACTGGATTCTGCATGGGCTAAAGTAATTGGGGTAGATATCGGGAAGCTGTTAGTTGCACAGCCTTCAATCGCTGAAGAAGCGTTGTCCATAGCACAGACGCTGATAGAACAAGAGGCAGATATCATTGTAGTGGATAGTGTGGCGGGGCTTGTACCAAAGGCAGAGTTTGAAGGACAAATGGGCGATAGACATGTGGGGTTGCAGTCCAGACTAATGGCACAGGCTATGCGAAAGCTAACGGGCGCGATTAATAGATCTAAAACAATTGTTATTTTTACTAATCAAATAAGGGAAAAAATAGGGGTTACATTCGGTAGCAATCAAACAACTCCTGGCGGTAGGGCATTGAAACATCACGCTTCTGTGCGATTAGACATGAGAAGAATAGGGCCGTTTAAAGACGGAGAAGAAATTATTGGCATCAATACTCGCATAAAGGTGGTAAAAAGCAAAGTATCTCCACCATTCAAACAATGTACCTGCGTATTGACATTCAAAAGTGGTTACGATGAAGAACAGAATATTATATCTTCAGCCTTGGACTATAAAATCATAGAACAGAAGGGCTCGTGGTACTCGTACAAAGGTGTGATGCTTGGACAGGGTGTTAATAAAGTTGCTTTGACCTTGAAGGAAGATCAAGCGCTTAAAACAGCAATACAAAACGATGTATTGCATGTAGCACTGCCAAAGGTGCTTGATGCTGAAGATGACACTGAAGAGGATGAATGGGCTGACACAGCTGAATATGAATTGTTGGTAAAAGATAAGAAAAAGTTTGAAAAGAAACTGAAAGTGGTTTCAAAAGAAAATAATGCAAAGAAAATAAAAGCATGTCGCAGTAAACTCGATAAAATCAATAAAGAATTGGATAAATTTGAGGTGGAAGAATGATGGACATAAAAGTAGATAAGTTTCAGATTGTTGGCACACATGGGGAATATACGTGTAAGTTATATGAGAAGACAAAAGATACTGTACATAAAGGGGAAAAACGTAAAGGTAAGGTGACTGTTGTAGATCATGCTTATTTTGGTTCGCTGGTACATTGCCTTAATTGGATAGCTAAGAAGTGGGGGAAAATACATGACGTGGAAGGCATTAAAGAAGTCATAGAAGCTGAAAAAGAATTGACACAAGTCATTAAAGGTTTTGTGGATGCTTTTTATGAAGAAATTAAAATAGGCAAGCAAGTTTTTCACAGGGCAAAAGAAGATTCCAATGGAGAAACAGATGATTGATTTCGATACATGCATAACAGAATGGCAACCTCCGGGGCTAGGTAATACATATAAGTTACCAGTCAAAATAGAAGATCTTAATGAGATAGTGCTATGGTGTCTTTCATATGCGTTGGATCCTCCAGAGAATGACACAAGGGATCCTTTTGTACGGTGGAATATTGGTGTGTACCAATTATCATATGTTTCTTCACTTGCAAGAATAAAAAATGAGGTAATGTGGGATTATGCTGAAAGTGTTGGTGGCGCTCTTGTGAATATGATAATGGCCGTGGAAGTTGTTCTAAGTGAGAAGCGTAAACTTTTCAACTACAAAGCTATGGAAGAATCAAATGTTTACAAAGACGTGAGTGTAAAGAAGATTTTAGCAGACATCGTACCTGTTTATGTGTATAAGCTTACAAGGCAGTTTGTGTACTATAAAATGAATAGAAGCAATAGGTTCAACATACACATGCTTGTTAATTCTTACACAGGGTTGCTGAGTGGCTTGTTTAGTGTGTTGAAAGGAATTGCAACACCAAATGTTGCAATGGCCATAGCCATGTCAAAACTTCAAGATGTAGAATTAAAGGAACATTAAAATGGAAAGAAAAAAAGCAGAAATAAAACGTACGGAACTTAATTTCGAGAAAACTAATTACTGGGCTTGGATATATTGCACTGGTGAATCAAAGGCAATAGCGGTTTCCAGTAAAAAAATTAAAATTAAGGGTGATGGTTTTGGAGGAATCGTTTATGAAAAAGTGCGGAAAACACATTGGGAAGATGGAAACTGTAGTTTTGCTGGCCCTGAATATAAAATGGATTTTTCGAAGTGTAAAGATGGGGATAAGATGTATTGCCCAGAATGTGGTTCACCCGTTGATTTCAGACTGTTCCCGAGTGAAAGAAAACCAGAAATGATTGATGTAAAATGATCAAGAAGATAATCTTAAAGGATGTTCAACTCCACAAAAGACTGGTGATAGAATTTAATAGTGGGTTTAACACGATAAGGGGAGCTAACAATCAAGGTAAAAGCACAGTTATTCGTGCTTTTATCTGGTGCTTTTTAAATCGTCCACTTGGGGATTGGATGATAAAGGAAGGCGCAGATCAGTCTTCCTTTAAGATGTGCATTGATAGTCACGTCATTAAACGCACCAAAGGGAAAAGCATCAACTCCTATACTATTGATGGAGAAGTGTTTAATGATATCGGCGCTAAGCTGCCTGTGGAGATGTCTAACTTAGGCTTTAATCCTATCGTACTGAACAATGTGACTCTTATGCCCAACATAGCCGTCACTTTAGAAGATGAATCATTGTTTATGGTGTCCGCTGCTGCTTCAACAAAATATGCGATGCTGTCGTATCTAACGGGGTGCGATAAAATAGAAGCAGTCATTAAAACTTATAAAGCGGACGCAAAGGCACTTAAAGGTGAATCAGAATCCGCGGAAAACGAAAAAGCAAAAGTAGAAGAAGAACTTGAAAAGATGCCCGATCTGAAAGCAGTAAAGGTAAAAATGCGAGAGGTAGAACAGGAAATAAGTAAGTGTCAAACAAAGCAAGGCTTTTGTGACAACTTGAAAGAACTACAAAGATCATACTTATTTCATCAAGACACTTACGAAGAAGCAGAGAAGAAACACGTTGCTTTGGTTGCCACGTTACCCAAGAAAAAAGTGGTGGAAGAATATAAAGTAAGCCTTACTAAAATGGGTGAAGTGAAGGGATTAAGAAACGAATTAAATAGAAGCAGGCTTACGGAATGCTTGAACCAACACACTACAGTCAATAAAATATTAGGTAGGATTAAAAAAGAATTTAGTCGGTTAAAAGGACTAAATATGAAAAAGAAGATATGTGCAGAAAGTAAGAAAATCGAAAAATTGAAGATTGAATTAAAAAAGAAAACAGTAGCCTTGAAGAAAATAAAAGTGTGTCACGAATGTGGAAGACCCCTCAGTGTTTAAATTTATTTACATAACAGACTTACATTTAAGATCAACAGCACCCACAAGCAGAACTGATGATTATGTTGAGACTTTTTTCAAGAAGCTGAATTTTGTTTTAAGGTACGCTAGAAAAAAGAAGGCGAATATAATATTGTGCGGTGGGGACATGCTGGATTCACCTAGTCCTTCAGATGAGATTATAAATAGATTTATTGATTGCATTGTAAAGGCTGGTATAGATTTTTACACCATTTACGGTAATCATGATTTAAGAGGCGGCAATGTAGAAACTATTAACAGAAGTAAAATAGGATTATTGGAAAAGATACCTATTTTTCATAATTTAGTTGACAAACCTATAATCAACAAAGATGTACATATAGTTGGTAGTCACTACACAAAAGAGACAGGTGCTTGCGTAACAATGAAGTTACCAGAAATGAAAACCAGTGGCTATAAGATTGCAGTTCTTCATACTATGATAGGTAAAAAAGATTTACGAATAGATACAGAACTGAAAGTAGTATCACCGGATACATTTGAACTTTATCCAAAATTTGATTTGATATTGACTGGACATTATCATCCTGGTTATGGTATTTATGAGAAAAATGGTTTAAGCGCCTGTACCACTTATGCTAATCCAGGCGGTATGATGCGTACAAGCATCACTGACGCTCGTGAGACGGTTGGGCCTGCCTTTGTGTATGGTAAAATAGTCAAGGGAGCTCGTAAGACTTTAAAATGCATTAAGATACCGTGCGAGTTCACAGCTTTTGATTTTAAAAAGAATGTGGAAAACATCACATTAAGAAAAACACGTGAAATGTTTGTGAGAGCACTTGAAGGATTAAGGAATGCAGGATTTTCAACGGAAGATTTTGTTGATAAATTAAACGCATTGCAAAAACATCCGCCTAGTGAACTAAAGGACAAAATTCCAGATAGTGTTTTCGAGGAAATGAAAGAAAGGTTTGCACATGCAAGATGAACTTACAGTAAAATTTGAAAAGTTGCAAAGGGAAAAGCAAAAGCTTGAAACAGAAATAGGAATAGAAACAAGACGGCGAGAAGAAATTCAAAAAAGTTTTAAAGCACTCGGGATTGATTATAAGAATCTTGATGAAGAGTGTGAAAAGATAGAAGCCACTGTACGTAAAAGTAAAAAGAAAATAAAGAGAATGTTGGGGGAAGCAAGTGCAATACTTGAATCAAACAACAAGTGAATTACGAAGCAAGTATGATCAGTTGTATGGTCAGCGTAAAGCTTTGAAAAAAAGATTGCGTGAAGCAAAAAACTTAATAAAGGTGAACAAAAAATGTCAAAAGCATACGGAAATGTCATTGATTTTACTGAAGGACTTTTTAAGTAACACAACAAGTGAGATAGTAGAACTTTTTGAAAGTACCGTTACAGCAGGCTTGCGGGAAATATTCAATGAAGAATATGCATTCAAACTGGAGATCAGAACAACAAGCAGTAAAAATGTGTGTGATTTTATGATACATACAGATAAGTACAAAGGTTATAAAGAAATTAAATATACTCAAGGCTCTTGCTTGAAGAAGGTTGTATCCGTCTTGATTCGAATAATCTTGATAAGTTTAGATAAAAATTTACACAACACATTGATTTTGGATGAACCCTTTGGCGGAACGGAACATGAAAGGATACCTATGATTGCACAGCTTATCAACAGGGTGTGTAGTGAATTTGGCATTCAGATTATTATGGTTACGCAAGAAGATTTGTATGGTGAATATGCCGATAAGGTAATAAAAATATGAAAGAAAATGCTTTTTCTGCACAATTTCGTGGTGATATGGTAAAATATTGTGAAATGACACATACACTTTTTCATTTACAATTAATACCAGACACTTACAGAGGTGGCAAGCGACCTTATGATTGCTATTTACATCTTAGGACACGATTTGTAGCTATAGAATTTAAAGTTGTAAAGGGGCTATCGCTTAATTCTAATATTTTAAGTAACCATCAACATGCCAAATTAATGGAAGTTAGGGGATCTGGCGGACGAGGAGTTGTGGTGGTGAAGGATGATCGTGGAAAAAGAGTGATATGTATAAAGATACAACACTGGAATAAAATATTTAAAAATGAGACTTGTAAAAAGATCGACGACGTGTTACAGTGTTTTTCAACTGATAAAATGCCTATCCTGATCAGGAGCAAGTATGATTGTGGAACCATCTGGAGTATGGATAATTTTATGACTACAATAGTGGGAATTAGATGACATTTAAAAGAATAAAACCTGATTTTCGTTACCTTAGAATAACAGAAGAAATTTGGAATTATGTGTATGAAAGAGATGGTGCTATTTGCCAATTAACAGGCGCACAGGGTACAGAGGTTCATCATGTCGTTTATAAATCACATGGTGGGGGCAATGCGCCCAACAATCTAGTTTTGTTGTCAAAGAAAGGACATGATTTACAACACGCTTCGGAAGGTCTCACAGTAAGTGCTTTAAAGCAAAAGATTAAAAGTAATGAAGAAATATTTAGGAGGAGGTTAGTTTGAAAAAGCAATGTGTTTTAACCAATATGATTTTTGACGGTGGGCGAGATGATCCTGACGTAGCCCCTGTCATTATAGAAACCTTGAAAAGTGTCTTTCTACAAAGTTTTCAGAATTCAGAAAAATTTAGGAATCAGGTGATTTCAGCGATGTTGCAAGATACAGATATGGCGGCAATGCTCGCTAAGTCTGTGTTGTCTGTAAAAGCCAAGGACGTTGGCTTACAGACATCTGGCAGCCTCGCTGATTTGTTTTGTAAGCGAGCTAGAAAGTCTCGTAAAGGAAAGACATGAAAAGATACTTGATGAGTGGGGAACGTACATAAAGGACAAAGTACAAAGATGCTTTGAGCTTAAAGATGAAAGGGAAGATGCCGCACAGTTCATTACGACAGAAGTTTTAAAAGCGTCACATAAACGCTGGAAGTATGATAACTGGGGACGTGTAGTTAAAAGCGTAGTATCGCGAAGATTAAAAGATTATCTGACTAAATTTCGTAGAAACAATAGTAGGTATTTTACCGAAAACAGACTTACTCCTTTGAGGAATAAAGATGGTGAAGAACGGGGCAATTTCCATTATACTGATTACGCAGAGCCCAAAGGTGAAAAAATTAAAGACTTTCTACTGTTGGGAGCATTAAAAGAATTTCAGAAAAGAATAGAAAGTGAAGACCTACAAACCACTTTCATAGCATGGGATCGTGAAGTGTTGGATATCTTAATAGAACTTTATGAATATGGTAATAAAATGAAAGTAGAAGACATAATGGCTTGCTTGGGTGAAGATGCATCTGAACAAAAAGTGAGGAATTCTTTTAACATAAAGTATGCTCGCTTTAAGAAAAAGATGTATAAATGTATTGAAACAAATAATATTGAATTTTGAAAGGAATGAATGATGAATATAGGCTGGATAAAACTTACGATGCATTGTGATCTGGACATGAACGAAACTAAAACCACATATTGTGAAATGCGTACTTCGTATGTGAGAGCATTGCAAGGACAAGGACATAGTGTAACATTTCTGACACCTTTGTCAAGACATACTGAAGAAGTTTATCAACAACTTCAAGATGGAACTTATATAGCGAAAGAAGGTGAATGGAATGTTGACTGGATAAAAGATATAAAGTATAAGCCCAAAGGCACGGCTAAAAATATGGATCTTCTAATAGTGGAAAATTCTGCTTGCAACTTTATGTATGGGGACAAATATACAGAACAACCTCAAATAAGAAGAACAGCAGATTTGCTTGACAGTTACAAAGGTTTAGTAATTGTTGAACATTCAGATCCTGACTTACCTTTCCCATTTTGGAAAATGGCTATGTGTGATAAGGGATGGGATCATAAAAAGAATCCTTATAGATTGGAAAAAACTAAAGGTGTGGCGGATTTAGAGGACTATGGTTGGGCAACCTATGATGAAGTTTTTAAAGATAAGCAGTATTTGGTGATTGTCAAGACACCTCACACAGAAGAAGCGTTAGAATCGTACGATGGTAGTAGATATGGATATAAGAAATTGTCTGAAAAAGGGTTGATAGATGTACAGTTTATAGGACAAGCGTATGGCTATGAACATGTCGAAGAACTTACCTTTAACGAAGACCCGAAATATGACCTGATATACACAGGCTATCCTAGGAATAGGGAAAAATCTTTTGAAATGTTGATGATGAATAATCAGCCTTGGTTAAATATGGCTGTGACAGGGCCGTGGCATAAAGAAAAGAACACGGCCCTTGGTGAAAGATTACCTTATCACTACATTAAAAATGCGGGATATGTTAAGAGTTGGTTTGAAATGTTGAAACTTGTTAATAATTCTAGAATGTCTCTCTATTTAGCAGCGTCTAAGGGAGCCAAACTGGGATGGCGTACAAGTCGCCCAATGGAGGCATTGTTTTGCGGCAGTGTAGTTGTGGCAGATGAGAGCGTAAGGGACGCAGGGGAAATGTTTGGTGAAGAGTTCCTCGTTAATGCGGAAAATAAAGAAGCCGTATATAAAAAGATAATGCAACTTTCACTTAATACAAGGTGGTGTCTTTGGAGTAAACAGCTTGAAAATCTGAAGCACCAAGATTGGAATTGGTTTGTGAAAGAATTAGATAAATGCTGTAGGGAATACGATATTGTATTGATGAAACAAGAAATAGAATTATTTTTCCCAATAGTTTGTTCAGCAGAACAAGTGACCGTGGATCTTAAAGAGACTGAAGAATTGCTTGGCGAGAATGTATTAAAGGGAACTCAGAACAAGGAGAAGTGGGATAATCTAATCAGAACAACTACAGAAAAATTGGAATGTTTTCTTACTTTTGAAGGTGAGGGTGAGAATTATGAAAATTATTGTAAAACTTGTGCATGGCAGTCATGGTGTAAATCGGTCACAACACATATGGAACTGTTAAAGAAGGGTGAAACGGTGCATTTGAATGCTGCCCCTCAGGTAGAAAACGAAAAGCATCCAGTGGAAGTTGTTAAATCTTTGCCAGAGAATGAAGAGTTCCAGACAGAAAATGTGAATTTACATATTTATATGGAAGTAAAAAATAAAAAAGATGTTCATTTGCATTTGCAATGATGTTCAGATGTGGTAATGTAAGGTGTAAGGGTTAATGGTATAGAGGAAATAATAAACAAGCGAAAAAGGAGATGAAGATGTCAAGTAAAGAAGGTAAAAAAGTAAAGAAAACTACAAAGCCCAGCAAACCGACCAAGGAAGCTACGCAGGAAAGAACTGAGAAAGTGGATGGAAATGATGTTGCCGTAGTCAAGCATAGTAAAGCTATCGCTGACAAGGATGTTAATGCAGCAACCGGAACACGGTTCCGCCTCAACACTTCACAGCAGACAGCTTTCGAGATTATTTATGATGGCGTTGTGGCCGGTAATGAAGTGAAGGATATCAAGAAAACACTTTCCGCACATCGCAAAGAAAATGGTTGTGATCGGAACTTGGATTCAGGATATTTCCCTTTTGTGGTCGCGTCCCATCCGGAAGTGTTTAAGGTTTATAAGTCCGGAAAGATAGAACTTCTCAAGGAAGTTAAACCCGATCCTGAAGCACAGAAAAAGCTTGAAGACAAGAAAGAAAAGGCTGTTACCGCTAGGAAAGAACGCAAAGCCGGTGGCAAGAAAACCAAGGGTGAATCGAAGCCTGAAAAGAAATCTAAGAAGGCTAAGAAAATCAAGAAGTAAGTAAACTGTAAAGGGGGGTGAAAGCCCCCCTTTTTTATTGGGGAACAAAAATGTACCAGCATGGAACAATAGCAGTTGAAAGAGTTTGGGTGAGATGTAAACAACACGTAGATAATAAAATTGTAAGGCGACTCATCTACAATTTAGGTTTTAACGAAATGCCTTATAATGAATTGTCTGTTGAAGTTCAGCAAATTTTCTTTTTGAATTTTTATAGTTACTATGAAAATGATAAACAGTACCTTTCTTTTATTTTTAAATGCTCTAAAAATTATATGTTGAACCTGTTTAGCAAGGGGAACAATTACAGGAAGAGATACATTCATAGCCCTGCTGCCATTGCTGCCAATTTTGGTATGCGCATTGGTTCAATTGGTTCAGAAGAAACAAATGGTGTTAAGGATTATCACACAGTGTGGGCGAATGTACCTGCAAGGGACAATATCGAAAAGACACTTTGGATTCGTGATATGATAAAGGTGGCTAAAACAATTCTAAGCGAACTTGGGCAGAAAATAATGGAATTGTTGCTTTTGGGGAAAACAGAAAGGGAAATGGTGCGTGAATATGGAATAAAAATTTCGAATGTCTTTAAGGGGAAGAAAGAAGTTCGTGATGTTTTTGAAGAATTGCTCGCAGGTAATCATGCGTAGTCGGAATAAAAAGTTAAAAAATAAAATTCTGACCGTTTGCTTTTAAACTCAAATGTGGCATATTATAGGTAGTAGGCAGTAAAGCCCAAATAAACCATAATAAGAGTTAAGGAGAAAACATGTCAGAAGAAATTAATGGAGTAGAAAAAGAACAGGTAACACAACAGATGTCACTGGACATGAGTTACCACTTTTCCGGTGAATGTAGTAGAGATATTGAATTGGAAGCCATCTTTGAAGACATTCGTTCACTTGTTTTAGGTACTGATGAAAAGTACAGCATCACCTTATGTAAGGAGATGTCCAGAACAGGGCTTGAAGCAGTTGTGGAGATACAAAATATGGTGACGGAAATGATGGAAAATGATGAGGCAAACCCACAGTAAAAAGGAGACAAGTATGAGAGGCTTTTTGTTGAGACTATTAGGTATCGGTAAAAAGATCTTTGCGATTTTTAAACCCTTTTTTAAAGGTGAAATCGCAAAGTTCCTGGAAAACGTGAAACCAATGGTACTCGAAGCCATTGAACAAGCAATGGTCAAGGCAGATCTTTCTAATAAAGAAAAGTTTGACTTTGTTAAGGATCAGATTGAAGCAGGCCTTAAAGATCTAGGTATGGAATATAAAGAACGTTACGTAAATCTCGCAATTGAGTTATTTTATAATTCAGTTAAGATTAATATGTAATGGGAAAATCTAGGGGCAGATGGAAAAACCCTCCACTACTGATTTCCATAAGCAGGTCTTTGTGTACCTCAGCTTGAAGATTGGTCATCTTCCTGCCCCTATCCTTTAATTTGGAGAATATGATGAAAGCAAAAGATTTAGCAAAAATATTGTTAGAACATCCTGACTGGGAAGTTCGTCATGTGAGCAGTTACTGGCAAGATACTGATGAACCTGTGGAATCTTACGATATCAAGAGAATAGAAGAAGAGCGAATTTTTGGAATTCATGGTAAAAGTGATGATTGAGAATCCTTGAAAGGGAATATGAAAAAGATTTTAATAATAGATGGCAACAATCTTGCACATAGAATATACGCAGTCCACGAACACAGTCAACAAGGTTTATTGGAAACTTCTACAGGTATTCCCACTACACTTATTTTTGGGATATTGAAATCTCTAAACGCTTTTGCAGAAAAGTATCGGGTAGATCAAACCATACTGTGCTGGGATGTGGGTGGTAGCAAATATAGAAAAGACCTTTTCCCCTGTTATAAAGCGAATAGAGACCACAGGGACATGGAAGATTTCTTTGCAGAATTGGACGATACAAGAGATTACTTGGAACAGCTAGGTTTTATACAGGGGATAATAAAAGGAGTTGAAGCCGATGACGCCATAGGGTTCTTAGCAAAGCGTGTACAAAAGGACGGTAACAAAGCCATAATTTTCAGTGACGATAAAGACTATTACCAACTTTACTGTAAGGGTGTATCAATATGGCGTCCCTGTAAGGCGAGTTTTATTACAATGGAAGATGTGTTAGCAGAATACAAAGTAGAACCCAAACACATACCTTACCTTATGGCATTGACAGGACAGCAGAAAGATAACATCCCAGGATTGTGTAATTTAGATGAAAAGGGCATAATGCAGAAGTGTGGATATGGCCCCGCTAAAGCCGTTAAAACATTGCAACCTATGATAAATGAAAATAAAAAGTTTAAGAAATGTATTAAAATGGAGGCTATTCAAAAAGGTAAGTGGCAAGAAAATTTCATTGAAAATGAAAAACAAAGTTTAGTTAGCTTAAAGCTTTCGCGAATAAGAGTAAAGGCAAGCCAGTATGATCTTAAGGAATTAAAGAAGCTCAAGAAAGTATATGAGCTTCTTGAAAATCCACCCAAGGTGTCAGTCAAGACAGTTAAGCACATGAAGACTATGTTGGAATTGAAGACAATGAAAGTGTTGAGAGTTCTTAAAAACATCGGTATAAAGGGACTGAAAAATGAAAAAAGAAAATCAAGTAAGCGTAAAAGCCGTCGTGAAGAAAGAAAGAAAAAAGTATAACCTGGAAAATGAAAAGAAAAGGAAAAAGGTAAAAAATGGGTAAAAATAAAGATTTTAGGGATAACTTCATACGCTCTGCACTCTTCATAGACACACCTAACAAGAGTGATAGTTTGTTTACGTTCCTTGTGGACATGGGTTTTCAAGAAACGTGGTGCAAAATGAAGTTGCTTTTACGTGGTATTGTTCTGAAAAAGGACAGTTACGGAGCTGTTAGGGAAAAACTCATTGAACACGATAATGTATCAATTAAGTTTTTTTCTAAAGGGGATGGAGACACAATGCCATTTTTGGTAGATGTTTATCTGGAGGATGGTTTACATCTAAACAGTTGGCTTGTAAAAAATAATTATGCAAATAAATATGTAAAGCGAAATGGAGAAGAAAATGAATCCGATAGAAGTCATTAAAGAATGCACTACTGTAAGATCCAAAAAGGCAAAAATAAGCATACTGCAAAAGAACATGACAGACGAGTTAAAGTATATCTTAGAACAGGCCGTGTCCCCGTATCATGTGTTTGGTGTGAAGCAGTGTGACTTTGCTGAACCGTTGGATCACGATGATTTTAGTATAAATTTTAAACAGTTGCAGTTTTGCTTGCATCACCTGAGATTGAGGGATGTCAAAGGCGGAGAGGTTCGTGATTTTATTAAAACCTGCTCTGCACATTTTAACACAGATCAACAAAATGCACTGAGGCTGATTCTGAATAAAGATCTTGATGCAGGTTTGGGTATGAAAACCGTGAATGCAGCGTTTCCTGGGCTGATCCCCGACTTTACTGTGCAGCTTGCTAGGAAAATAGATATGAATAAAGTTGCTTATCCCTGTATCGCAGAGATAAAACAAAACGGCAGAAGAAACATTTCCATAGTTATCGCAGGAAGTGTGAAACACTTTTCAAGAAAAGGTAAGGAAAATACAAACTATCACTACTTTGATGAAGAAGTTGTAGAAATATCACAGGGACAAGATATGGTGTTTGATGGTGAGGTTCGTGGCAATACAGGAGACCACAGAAAGGACAGACGTGAGAGCCAAAAACAGGCGTTGCGCAAGACAGATGTAGACATGACAGGGCAGAAATTAATAATCTGGGACATGATACCTGTCGGCATGTGGCGTATGAAACAGTGTCCGGCTCCTATGAAAACACGTTATGAAACGTTGCGTTCACAATATTTGGAGTATAGAAATAAGACCTCCAGAGAAGACTTTACTGTGCGGGTGTCTAAAATAGTTGTTATAAAAAGTGAAGAAGAACTTGTAGCTTTCTATAACAAAGCTCTCCGTCAGGGGCATGAAGGTATCATTGTAAAAGATTTGAATGGTGGATACGAGTTTAAACGTAGTGATGCGTGGTTTAAAATGAAACCCTCAGAGACAGGCGACTTTAAGATAGTCGATATAATAGAGGGGAAGAAGTCCAGAAAAGGAACACTTGGTTCAGTTGTTGTTGATGTGGATGGAGTTAATGTTCGCTGTGGGATTGGCAAGGGTGTGACCATAAAAGACTGTAAGAAGTTGTGGAAAAAGCGTGAAGATTTAATGGGCAAAACAGCTGAAGTTATGTATGACACAAAAACCTTGGATGGTAGTCTCCTGAGTGGCAAACTGCTGAAAATAAGAGACGACAAATGACAGGGGAATATTCAAATGGTGTACATAGAAGCTAAAAGTTTTCGTGAAGCATATAGACAAGTTCTTCAACAGGTAATGGGAAATGGACGAGAAGTGGTGGTGAAGGGGCGTAAAACAAAGGAATTGCACCCTTGCCAAATAAAAATCACAGACCCCACCAATAGACAGTTACTCTACCCGCACAGGGGTAACAACCCTTTTGCAACGTTAGCCGAAACCATGTGGGTTCTAGCAGGGAGTGACGATATAGGTTGGTTAATGAATTATTTACCAAGGGCTAAAAACTACAGTGACAACTGGGATGAAGAAAAACAAGAAGGGACATGGTATGCAGGATATGGTAAGCGCATAAGAAATACTGCCATACGTGGATTTGATCAGTTAAGTCAAGTGTACGATCTTTTAAAACGTGATCCAGAATCAAGGCAGGCAGTCATAACTATTTGGGATCCAAATTTGGAATGGGGTAAAATTTCTAAAGATGTACCATGTTCAAACTGGTTGCATTTTATGATAAGAAATGGTAAATTGGATTTGGAATTGGTGATGCGATCAAATGATGCGATATTCGGCTTTAGCGGGATTAATGTTTATGAGTTTACGGTAATGCAAGAAATAATGGCTGGTTTACTGGGGGTAAAAGTCGGAGACTATTACCACTATACGAGTTCCATGCATGTATATGAATGCCATTACGAAAAAGCGCAAAAGCTTGCGGACACATATGTAAACCTTCCAACATTGCCACATTTTAAGTTTTCAGGATTGGGAGATACTTATTATGAAGTGATGGATGACATTGTGGAAATTTGTAACAAATGCATTAGAAACACTTCCCCAAATCAAGAGGATATTCTTTTTTACATAACTCTCTTTGACACTAAACAGTGGGAGTGTGAAGACTGTTATAAAGAAGCTATGCGGACGTTACACCTTACAGATTTAAAATGTGCGTGTCATTTTTGGGTATCTAAAAAAATGGGGTGGCTGAAGCCTGATCAGATTAAAGAAGCAATAACAGAGACAAAAACTAAATTTGCATATAAGGGGAAGAAATAATGGCAACGTATAAATTCAAATGCTATGACTGCTTTAAAGAATATTACCGCTCTGGGATTCTAATAGATAATCGAAACGTAACGAAACCAGAATGTCCCTACTGTAGGTCAATAAATGTTGGAAGGACAATGCATCAAGCACCATCTTTCAGTTTTGCCGAAGATCTGACTCAGACAGTGTCCACTAAAAGTGAACGGTACTGGGATAATGCAGAAAAGGTTAGACTTGAAGCTTTGGAAAAGAGACGAAAGGAGCGATTTGAAAAGGTTATGTCCAAAGATCCGGAAACAGTGCAGAAAATAAGGGATAAAATAACCAATGTGGAGGCCACCGGTGGGGAAGAATATGGACGTGAATTAAGAGGATTAATAAAGGAATAATAATGAACATAAACGGTAAAGTCTGGGGATCTACGAGACCGCTTTTCAATAAGAATAATGTTGAAATTCATAGGTTGGAGTGTTTGGGTGATCGTCATTGTAGCAAACACAAACACGTTCATAAATATAATCTGTTTTTCGTAGAAAGTGGTAGCATAAAAGTAGAAGTATGGAAAAATGATTATGCACTAATTGATGAAACTTTCATCCAGGAGGGTGAATCTACCACTGTGGCTCCTGGTGAATATCACAGATTTACAGCTTTAGAAGACAGTGTCGTATACGAAATGTACTGGGTGTCTTTAGAAGAAAAGGATATAATACGTGAAACAGTCGGTGGTAGTGACGAAGGGCAAAAGGATCCAAGCGAAGGATTTCATAACGCATCTGTTAGAAAGAAGTAATCTCAGAAATGTCCATGTAAGCGGAAATAATATTTCATGTCAATGTCCTTGGCACATGCCGAAAAGCAACACGAGCGCATTTGGGGTGAACTACATTCCAGTTGAAAAGCATGGAATAGAAACATATTGGTATAATTGTTATTCCTGCGGTGAAAGTGGACCTTTAGTAAAATTAATAGCACATCTTCAGAATTGTAATCTGAAGAAAGCTGCAAAACTGCTACGTAAGAATGTAATACAACAGCAGGTCACTATAAATGGTTTACAGAGCTTAATGGACGCCATTAAAACTTCTCAGGTGCAAAAGGATAGCATATACAAGGTTAGTATGCCAATAAGGGCAAACGACCAGCATATGCTTTTAAAATACCTCGAAAAGCGCAAGAAAGATGCACACGATGTTTTAAACATCGGATATATTATTAATAAGTACAAGCTGTACTATTGTGCAGAGGGCCGGTTTGCTGGCAGAATAGTGATGCCGATTAGAGATGTAGATGGTTCCATATTGGACTTTAACGATAGGGCTACATTTGACACCAAAAGAAAATCTCTACATAGAAAGGGTAGCAAAATAAATGACCTACTGTATGGGTTTTACGAAAACGGTGAAAAAGAAAAGGTTGTGATTTGTGAAGGAGCATTTGACATGTTCCAGATAGAAAGCGCAATAAGAAAAAAGAAAGAATTTAAGAACTATGGCGTGATCGCACTAATGGGGACAACATTAACTGAAAGGAGATATGAAGTTCTAACCAGTGCTTTTAGTGAAATCGTGATAATGTTCGACCACGAGAGAGAAGCGGTAAAAAAAAGTTATAAAGTATTGAGACAATTGCAAGAAGAAACAAGTGTCCGCAATGCAACAACAAATATATTTGCCGATAAAGACCCTGGAATTTGTACTGGAAGAGAAATAATAAAAGCGATTAAAGCAGGTAAGGGGACTGGAACATATCTAGATCACCTTAAAAAAATAATGGGAGTGTAAAGTGAAAAGAGAAGGTGGAAAACAATATAGATTTTCATTTGGAAAAGTGTTTCCATTATTCATTTGGGCACGATGCTGTGGATGTGGGAAAGATTTTAGAAGAGAATGGGGATGGAAAGCTAAATTGCCATTTGCCTGGACAGGTTGTTGTGCAATAAGGTTTCTTTGTAAGGGATGTGCTTCTACAAAGAAAGAAGCACAAAAATATATTCAAATACATGAATTAAAACCATTTAAAAAAGCAGTAGACATTGCCATAAGGAGATGTAATGAGAATACATACAGTAGAGGGAAGTAAATATCCTATAAAAATTTGGGCGTCGGATGTGGATGAAAAAGCTATACAACAAGCGGAAGACATCACCAGACATCCAGCCTGTGCTGGGCCTGTTTGTTTAATGCCAGATGCACATCCAGGTTATGGGATGCCTATAGGTGGTGTTGCTGTTCTTAAAAGAGCAATAAGTCCTTATATGATAGGGGTGGACATAGCATGTGGAATGGCAGCCTTTAGAACAAATTTAACTGTGGACGATATAGACGAATATTTACTTGTGGACGTAAGTCGAAAAATTAAAGAACAAATTCCAATGGGATTCAATCACAATGATTCACTACAAATAAAGTTCAATGCAGACGAAGCGATAAAGTTTGGTCAACTGTTAACTCGCAGCGCCTTTTTGAAAGAAGGGATTATAACACATGAGATAATAGAGAATCAACTTGGAACATTGGGTGGTGGCAACCACTTTATAGAATTGCAAACTGACGAAGAGGGACGTTTGTGGTTGATGCTCCACAGTGGGTCTCGTGGACTGGGGTATAAAACTTGCAACCATTTTCATGAAATTGCATTAAGTAAAAATAAAGCTTATTTCACATGTCTACCTCACGAACACTTGGCTTTCTTGTCAACCACAACAAGTGAAGGTGCGTCGTATATTGATCACATGAACTTTTGCATGTTGTTTTCCGAGTTGAATCGGACAGTGATGGCAGAACGTATTTTTAGCATTATTAGAGAAGTTGTGGGGAAAGTGCTGATAACACAGAATTACAACGTACATCACAATTTTGCAACGCAGTA